AAAAACGCTTGGGCATCTGGTGATTTAAGTGATCCTACTTCTCCAAAGGCTAAAAACGCAATAGCTGCATTTAGTGCAGTAGAAGAACTCATGGCGTATAATATTGATATACCTACAGACCTTCTATCTGAAAACCTAAAGAAAAGGTTTGATGTTATCAGTGTTCTTAATCGTGATGCTGGTGAAGGTGCAGATATTTTAGATAATATTCGCATGGCACAACAAGCTAACTTTGAATTAGCTGCTCCACAATCAAAACTTGAAGAAGGTGCAAAAAGTTACTTAAACGAGTTTAGCCCATTATCTACAGACCATAGTGAAGCTGCTAATGGTAGGGGTAATGTAGCTGAAGTAGCTAGAATAGCTGGTATCTTTATGCAGTTAAATTATGAGCAAGACGATGCCCTAGCTAAAGCATATGAGGTATTTTCAAAGGATCACGTTATTCATACTATGGCAAATGGGACAAAGATGTCTCTTAAACAGTTGAATACAGACCCTAATGTAACAGTTCCTTTAGTAGAAACTGTAGATACTATTAGTAAGCTTTTAAGTGAAGATACTGAATTACAAAACTACTTAAAGTTTAACTATGCAGCAGCAGATGATGGTGATTTAGCTTTTGGTTTTACTAATGATCCGCTTAATCGTAATGCCCTAAGACTAAATGTTTACGATAGTAATGGATTTATGGTAGGAAATATTATGTCTGTTAGTAAGAAACAGTTACAAACTGATCCAAACTTCGTAATTAACTTCATGGCTCAGACTAAGACACGAGCAAGAGATGATGGGCTAGACCTTACGCAAGCTCCTACTGTTGACCAGTCTATTCTTGACTACGAAGCACAAGTATCACAGATGACTGAACAAGAGCGTAGAGCAGAAGCAAGGATGCAAGCGGCAAGACTTGGCGAAGCTGTGCCAGAACTTATTACTGAGTTTTTCCCTCCAGTTGAACCAACTGTAGAAGAGGTACAGCCAGAGGCTGCTCCTGTTCAGGATGAGATGTTATCTCCTGAGGATATGATGACAGAGACTACCGATACTACTGATAGTCTTCTTAGCATTATTGGAAAAGCTTTTACTGGTGAACAAGACTTTGCTAAAGACCCACAAGAAGTAATATCAAACATTCAAAGAGCCTTACCTACGATAGCTCAGTCATCAGAGGGTGTAGGTACATTCTTTGAAGAGTCTTATAAAGAGACTAAGAAAAAATATTCTAACTTAGGGGCTATCAAAGAAGCTAAAAGAATACTTGCAGATTCTCCTGAAATCATAGAACAACTTGGTTTAAGTGAAAAAGGTTTATTTGGCCCTGCTATATCAGGACGAGGTATTACAGTTAAACAACAAGCAGAGATTGCAAGGAGTGTTATTGCAGTGGCAAACGCATCTGAAAAACAATATGACTTAGAAACAGAGGCAGACTTATCAGAGGCTTTAGATTTAGCGGCTACTCAAAAAGATGTTAGTGCTGATGATATTTTAAATAAGGTAATTAAACCTATTGCTTATCATGAATCTGACGGAACAATGGATGCTAACATTGAACAGTATGGTGGTGGCCCTGCTCGTGGTCTAATGCAGTTTGAACCTGACCGATTTGAAACTGCTGTCAACAGAGCTAAGAACTATTTCGCAAGAATAGGACAACCAGTCCCAGAATGGATTATGAATATTCAAGAGGGTTCTGAGGCTACTGATTTGTCAGGTAATCAGCAGATGGCCTTGGCTGTTTATGATTTATTAGAACATCCTACTGCTGACATAGCTAAAGTTGTTAATGGTGAAGAACAGATATGGGACTTCTGGGCTAAGAACTGGTGGGCTGGAGACTCTAAGGATAGAGTTACTCGTATTAGGTCTTTCCAGAAAAGCTTAGAAGAGTATCAAAAAACTTTTGAATAAGGAAATAAACTATGGCTGATTCAGCACAAGATATACTGAAGGGTTTAGGATTTGAGACAGGCGAGAGTGCTTATCCTGTAACCCAAACAGTAAGTGAAAGTACTCTTGTTAACGCCCAGCGTGAAGCAGCAGCTAAACAACAGGGTGGCTTCCTGTCTAGCCTACCTGTTGCAGCAGCAGAAGACTGGATTATTCCTTCTATTGTTGAAAACATGGATAGGTTTCGTTCTTATGATGGTCAGCCAGTAGACAAGTTTACTCCTGAATTACTTGAACAACTTACAGGTGGTCTAACTAGTAATGATGCCATTGGTGAGGTGCTAGATGAAGCCCTCACTGTTGGTGTTGAAAGTGCGTTGACTTTAAAGGATACTCATTTAAGAACAGAAGCTAGAAGAACAGAACTACAAGAAGCAGGATGGGGTGGTACTTTTGCTACCTTTGCTGCTAATATGTTTGACCCTGTAGAGTGGGCTGCTATTGGGGCTACAACGGCTGCTGTATCAGCTCTAAGTGGCCCAGCATCAGTAGTTACAGGCCCTGTGACAGCAACAGCAGGAGCAGCTTACAAGGCCAAGAAAGCCTATAGTAAGGCTCGTGCCTTTGCTGCTGGTGCTAGTGTATCTGCTGCTGAACTTGCAGCCTTTGAAAGCATCAGGGCTGGTTTAAAGTATGACATTGATGCAAACGATGTTCTTATAACTATGGGCTTTGGTGCTGGACTGGGTGGTGGTATTAACACTGCCACTACAGCTTTTGTTAAAAGAGCTAATGTAGCTAAACTAGCTAAGATTTTAGAAGAGGGTGGAGAGTTAACTCCTGCTCAGAGGCTATTCTACGAAGCTAATAACGTAGAAGCAGTAGCTGAAAGACTTATTGAAAGAGAACTAGCCACAGAGCAGTTTATAGAATCTATTGATTCAACAGATACAGCAAAGGCTTTAGGTGAAGTTGATGATGTTAGGGTAGTTACTCCTGCTGCTAAAGTTAGTCAAGCAGAAGCAGAGGCTATTCCTGAGATTGCAGGATGGACTTTGTTTGGATTGCGTGACCTTATTAGTACTGGTTATCGTTCTGCTAAGTCAGAGGTAGCTCGTATTCGACTAGGCTCAAGACTCTTAGGAATGAATAGTGTAGGCTACAAGGGTGGTAAACTAGAAGCTGAGGACTCAGCATCAGAAATAGCCGAACGTATTCAGGGACAGAATAGAGTACCCTTTTCTTATGTGTTACATCCTAATCAACGTAAGTGGAAAAAACGTACTGGTGGTAGTATAGCAGATTTTAATACACTAGTTTCTAGATATGCTCGTGGTATTATTACGGATGTTGACCCAGAAGTTAAAGTAGTCGGTGACTTGTTAAAGAAACAAGAACGTGCCTTGGCTGAGATGGCTATTAAATATGATGTGGCTGGTTTCACTCCTGTTATGCTAGACCGTCATGCTAACTATCTTGCTCGTATCTTTAATGACCAAAGAATTAGAGACATACGTGCTAAGTTAGGCGACACAGCAGACGAACAGATTGCAGAACTAGTAGAAGCAGCTATTCGTAAAGGTCAACCAGATATTATCGAAGACCTTGCAAAAAGTATAGCAAGAAAAGCAGCCAAAACTAAACAAAAAGGCGCACGTTCTGTTAAGTCAATAGAAGAAGAAGCAGAAGCTTTACTTAAAAGAATGGCTAGAGGGTACACAAAAAGTATTACTGACCCTAAACTTGGTAAGAATGGTGGCCCTGCTTCGGTAAATGAGATGACCCTAGAAGACCTCATAGATGTTATGAAGGTTGAGTTTAGAGATCAACTAGATGACTCTGATATTGAAGACTTAATAGGACAGTTGACTAAAGCAGGAAAGACAAAGGGACACAAGCGTTCTCGTCCTCGTGTTGTGCTTGATGAAAGTGCCTCTATTAGAGTAACAAGAGCAGATGGAGAAGTAGAAGACTTACACTTCTATGAGTTACTAGAAGAAGACGCAGAACAACTACACAACTCTTACATCTTTCAAATGTCTGGTGCTATTGGTTTAGCTCGAAAGGGCATCAATACTAATCAAAAGGGTTCTAGTTGGGAAGAGTTTTTAGACTCTATCAACAAAGAAGTAAAGGCTAAAAACCTTGACCCTGATAAAGCTCAAAGAGAAATAAGAGCATTGGAGTTTATGTATGATGGTATCACAGGAAGACTAGCTCATCGTTCAGAAGTATCAAACAGGTTCAGAGAGTTTAATATTGGTGTACGTGCTTTTAGCTTTGCTGTTAACATGGGTATGTCAGGTATGTCAGCGTTAATGGAAATATCTAACGCTCTCTTTGAATACTCATTAACAACTCTTCTTCGTACAATGCCAGCCTACAACCAACTATACAAGAAAGCTTCTAAGGGACAGCTTGAAGATGGTTTAATGAAAGAACTTATTGAAGGTCTTGGAGTTGGTGGCGAAGTTCAACTAGGTAAGTATAACAAGGCTACTCGTTATGAGGGTAGTAATGTTGAAGGTTACATAGGCCCTGAACAACACTGGGCTGGTAAAGCAGCCTTAAAAGCTCAACAGTTTGTATCTTACTGGTCTGGACTAAATGGTGTAACACAGACCCTTCGTAGAATGTCTATGCTTAATTACTCTACTCAGTGGGTGCGTTCTGCTAAGAAGGGTGGTATGCCTTTCTCTGATATTAAGTTAAAGCAGTTAGGTATAACAAATGAGATGGCTGATAAGATTAAGAACGCTATCAATAAGAACGCTACATTTAAGGGTACAACACTAGATAGATTAAATCTAGAAAAGTGGCCTGAAGATGCACGAGAAGCTTTTCAAGCGTCAGGTTTTAAGGAAGCAAGACAGAGTGTTCAGGAGATGAACATTGCTTCTACTAACGGCTTTCTTAGAAGCGAGTTAGGTAAAACCCTGTTTCAGTTCCTTAGTTTTCCCTTAGCATCTCTAGAACAACAAGCAATGCGTCTTGGTGTTAGGGCTATAAAGGGTGATATTGCTGCTACTAAAGTTATGATTTCAGCAGTGTTCATGGGAAGTCTAATGTACATGGCTCGTGTCCAACTTAATGCAGCAGGACGAAGCGATGCTGATGAGTACATACAGGAACGTATGAAGTTTGGTAACTTTGCTCAGGGAGCTTTAAGTCAGATTGGTGCAGCATCTATGTTTGGGTATCTCTATCAGCTTTCTACAGGCGCAATGGATGGAAATACTTATGCAATGACTCCTCCAGCAGTTTCAATAGCTCAGTCAGGCTTACAGGCTTTGACAGCATATAACAACGGTGAGATTACTGAAGCAGAGTATAGACGTATACTACGTTTAGCTCCTGCACAATCTCTTTATGGTATTAGACAGGGTATTAACTATCTAGCAAACGAATTAGGTAATTAAAGGATAAACGATGGCCTTTTCATATTATGACTATACAGGGGATGGTGTAACAGATACGTTCACCATTACCTTTACATACCAAAGCACTGCGGAAATCAGTGTTACTGTGGATGGTGTGGCTGAAACAGGCCTCACTTTTCCTTCTACAACTACGGTGCAGTTAACATCTGCTCCTGCTTCTGATGCTCTTGTACGAGTACGCAGAACAACAAACCTTAATGCACGTTCAGTGGACTTTGCGTCTGGCTCAGTGTTGACTGAAGAAGACTTGGATAACTCTAACATTCAGGTCTTCCACGGCTCTCAGGAAGCTGTGGATTATGCTTTGGATTCGATTGCAAAAGATGCTACTGGTGTCTTTGATGCTGAATCAACACGCATTAAAAACGTAGCTGATCCTACAGCAACACAAGACGCAGTAACCAAGAACTATCTTGAAAACACTTGGCTAACTACTGCTGACAAAGCACAGCTTAACTCTCTTGATACTGACAACTTGGATACAGTAGCAAACGATATTACAAACGTAAATACTGTTGCTACAAATATTGCTAATGTCAATACTGTCGCAGGGAATAACGCTAACGTAACAACTGTCGCAACTGACATTGCTAACGTCAATACTGTTGCAGCAGACCTTAACGAACCTGTATCAGAGATTGACACAGTAGCAAACAATATCACTAACGTCAATACTGTTGGTGGTATCTCTACTGACGTTACAACAGTCGCTGGTATTTCTAGTGACGTAACAGCAGTAGCAGCAGACGCAACCGACATTGGTACTGTGTCCACTAATATTGCTAACGTAAATACTGTTGCTGGTATCTCCTCTGATGTAACCACAGTTTCAGGGATTAACGCTGCTGTGTCTTCAGTAGCTGCTGATGCTACGGACATTGGAACAGTATCCTCTAACATTGCTAACGTAAACACTGTCGCTGGTATTTCAGCAGACGTTACAACGGTAGCAGCAGATAGTACTGATATTGGTACTGTTGCAACCAACATTACTAATGTAAACACTGTTGCAGGGATTAGCGGTAACGTAACAACGGTTGCTGGTATCTCAGCAGATGTTACAGCAGTCGCAGGTATCTCTGGTGACATCCAAGATGTTCAAGATCAGCTTACAGCTATTCAAGCAGTAGCAGATGACTTGCAGGAAGTTACCTCTGAGATTGATACAGTAGCAGCATCTATCGCTAACGTAGACGCAGTGGGTGGTTCTATTGCTAACGTAAATACTGTAGCAACCAACGTAGCCAACGTGAACACTGTTGCAGGTATCTCAAGCAACGTAACAACTGTTGCAGGTGTGGCTGCTGATGTCTCTACTGTAGCAGGTATTAGTGCTAACGTCACTACCGTTGCCAACAACGTGGCAGGTGTTAATAGTTTTGCAGAACGCTATCGTGTGGATTCCTCTGACCCTACTACGTCACTTGACGAAGGGGATTTGGCGTACAATACCACAGACAATGCACTCAAGTATTACAACGGCACGTCTTGGGCATCCATCACTGCTGGTCTTACTGACATTGTTGGCGATGCCACACCCCAGCTTGGCGGCAACCTTGACTTGAATAATTCCGACATTACTGGCACTGGCAATATTAACACATCTGGCAGTCTTGAGGTTGATGGTGCTGTTGTATTTAATCAATCTGGTGCTGATGTAGATTTCCGTGTCGAAAGTGACGGTAACCCAAATATGCTTCGGGTTGATGCTGGCAACAACAGAGTTGGAATTGGTGTAGGTTTGCCAACAACATCATTGGATGTGGCAGGTACAGTCACAATGCTGGGTGCTGATGTAAATGGTGACGGTGACATCTCTGGCAACCTGATTGTAGGCGGCACAGTGACGGCTGATGGGCTGACGGTTGACACAGCAGATGGAAGCCTGACTGTTTCTTCTGGCTTTGAAATTAATTTAGACCGAAACGGCACAAACTATATTCGGGCTAGCAACGCTTCTGGGGGAATAAGATTAGGCTCTGGTTCGGCTTATAATCGTTTGGATGTTGCGTCCAGTGGTGACATTTCTTTTTACGCGGCTGACCAAGTGACGCAAGGCTTGTTCTGGGACGCCTCCACACAGCGATTAGGGCTGGGGACGACTTCGCCTAGTCAAAGATTAGAAGTTAGTGGTGTTGTTCAAGCTAGCTCTGGGTTTGTACTTGATGACACCAACCTACATTATTTATATAATGTTGGTGCAGGACAAATTGGTATTAGGTTTAATGATGGTGCAACAGCCTTAGGCTATATGTGGCTTAAAGACTTTGGAAGCTCAACTAGAGGCATAGGTGTATCTTCTGGTCATCTTGCATTTGCAACAGCCGACACAGAACGCCTCCGCATCGACAGCAATGGCAATTTGCTGGTGGGTCGGACAAGTGTTGGAACAACTGGAACTGGGCATAGCATAAGAGGTGCTGATAGTGCTGTTTTTGTTCGTTCTGGGGGTGAATCTATTATTGCCGCAAGAAATACGTCTGATGGTCAGATTATTCGATTTGACAAAGACGGCACAACGGTCGGGTCGATTGCTTCTAGGGCAGGTGTTGTCACCAGCGTTATTTTGAACCCTGCAAGTGGTACAGGAGCTGGAATTTCAGGCGGGACAAGTGCGGTTGTACCAGCAGATGAATCAACCATCAGGGATAATGAAATCAGTTTGGGTGTAAGCACTCACCGCTTCAAAGACCTCTACCTATCCGGCGGTGTCTACTTGGGTGGCACAGGTTCAGCGAATTATCTGGATGATTATGAAGAAGGCACGTTTACGCCTTCTCTTGGAGGTTCACCTAGCGCACCAACGGTAAGTTTCAGCTCTCAACAGGGTTGGTATAGAAAAGTAGGTAATGTTGTTCACTTTATCATAGATGTAACAATTTCATCTATATCAGGTGGAAGCGGTGGCGCAACATTTACAGGTTTGCCATTTACGTCAGCTACCTTTGCAAATGGCGGTTATGGGATGATTGGTATAAGATATGGTGCTTCCCCTGCAATCACCTATACAAAACGTATTTACGGCGATTCAAGTTTTGTAAACGCAAATGACGCAACTTTGTATTTGTATGGCACAACTTCTACTGGAACCGAGATTCAAATTCTGGTGAGCGATATTAGCACAGGTAGGATTTATATATACGGCACTTATTTCGCGGCATAACCCACTGCATAGCTTTGGGTCGGACAGTCCAACCATCAAAGGAGATAAACAGATGGCATTAACAGAAGAAACAATCCAAGACAAAATCGAAATCGTAGGCGACTACAAACACATTCAAGTACGAACCGCAACAGTCATCAAGCGTGATGGCGTTGAGATTAGCCGTAGCTTTTCACGGCACGTTGTAGCACCTAACGCTGATATCAGTGGTGAAAGCGCAGAGGTACAGGCTATCTGTGCGGCTGTACATACACAAGAAGTTAAAGACGCATACGCGGCACATCTGGCAGAACAGGAGTAAATGATGGCAACCTACACTTGGGATTTCCCACAAATCGACACAGCCCCAACAGAGGGTGACTTAACAGACGTAGCGAAAGCTATTCACTGGCGGCTAACGGCAACGCACGACACAGCCACGAACGCAGAAGGCCAGCCGCTTTCTGTCAGCGCATATGGCAGTGCTGGTGTTGGCGAGGCCAATGCCGACAGCTTCACAGCGTTTGACAGCCTGACCAAAGAACAGGTGAAGGGTTGGGTGCTGGCAAGTCTGGACAAGACTGAAGAAGAGTTACAGGCGATGCTTGACCAACAGTTAGACAATCTTATCACACCGCCAATCGTAGGCAAAACTCCAGCAGGGTGGTAACATAGATGAGTACACAGTCACAACTAGATAATCATGAGGCACTCTGTCTAGAGCGTTACAAGGGTATCACAGAGAAACTAGAAGGTTTAGAAAAACGTATGTGGAGGTTAGAGGCTATGATTATGGGTTCTACCTTCGCTATGGTTGCACTAGCTGCTATGTTGTTTTCTAAAGTCATGTAATGTTTCAGGCTATGATACTGGTGTGTAGTATGCTGCCCAATGCAGAACCACCCTGCGTAGAGCTTCAGGACAAGAGAGGCCTACTTAGAACAGAACAACTGTGTGAACAACGGCTGGAAGAAATGAAGGCCGTTATTCCACAGATGTTTTACCCACCCTACGTTGTAGGAGCTAAGTGTGAGAAAATAGGAGAGCATTTATGATTACTGCTCTAATACCACAACTACTACCACTTATTAGTAGTGTGATAGACAAGACTATTCCAGATGAGAATGGTAAGGCAAAGGCTCTACAGGACATAGAAAAAACCCTGATAGACAACGCTAGTAATATTAACCTAGCTCAGATAGCCACAAACCAGACAGAAGCAAAACACAAGAATATCTTTGTTGCTGGCTGGAGACCTGCTATTGGCTGGTCATGTGCGCTGGGTATCTTCTGGTTATTTATTGGTGCTAACTTTGCACAGTGGGGTATGAACATGGCAGGGATAGAGGGAGAAGTTCCTACTGTTCCGTCTGACGTACTTCTTGAATTAACCTTTGCAATGCTTGGCATGGCAGGACTTAGAACTTTTGAAAAGATAAAGGGTGTTAGTAAGTGAGTACGCATATCTTTAATATGTTTAATCAGACTACTGCTGAACAGGCGGCTAAGAACCGTGGAGAAAAGATAGATGACACAAAAACAACTGATGGACACCCTACACGAGGAAGTGACGAAAGAGTTACTCCTACGAGTGAGGAGTGGAGAAGCGACAGCAAGTGAACTATCAGTAGCTGTTAAGTTTCTCAAGGACAATGGTGCTAGTCTTGATGTAATCATGGCTGAGTCACCTATGGCTAACCTACTGGAGAGCCTACCATTTGATAGCACGGAGGCAATGCAATGACAGTAGCACACAACGCAAGTCTTAAACACATAACAGTAACTCTAACTGGTGGTAACTGGACTAAGGTATTAGACGAAGACCATACTCGTACCTATCTTATGATACAAAACAACGAAGATGCTCATCAGATTACTGTAGGTTTTGGTACAAATACAGTAGCACCTACTACTGGTTTTCTTATTGATGGTGCAACGTCTAACCACAAGACAACAGAAGTAACCTTTGAGTTTGGTGTAGCTCCTATTAACGCTATATGGGCTAAGACTGTTGACACACATGACCACCCTATTCACGTAGTATATGATGACTAATATACCTGAAGCCTTAAAAGACTTTAGAAACTTCACATACCTTGTATGGCAACATTTAGGACTCCCAGAGCCAACACCTATTCAGTACGACATAGCACACTACCTACAGCACTCACCGAAGCGTTGCATCATTGAAGCCTTTCGTGGGGTAGGTAAGAGCTACATTACAGCAGCCTATGTCGTACACCAACTCCTCCTAGACCCCCAGCTAAAGTTTATGGTGGTGTCTGCTAGTAAGGCTAGGGCTGATGACTTCTCTACATTTACACAGAGGATTATCACAGAGCTACCCATATGCCAACACCTAGTGGCTAAGGATGGTCAGAGGTGGTCTAAGATAGCCTTTGACGTAGCCCCAGCTAAGGCCTCAGGGTCTCCTAGTGTTAAGTCTGTAGGTGTGACTGGTCAGTTGACTGGTTCTCGTGCTGACATCATCATTGCTGATGACGTTGAAGTACCTAATAACTCTATGACACACATGATGAGGGAGAAGCTAGGGGAGACTGTTAAGGAATTTGACGCTGTTCTCAAGCCTGATGGTAAGATTATCTATCTAGGTACACCACAGAATGAGATGAGTCTCTATAATACACTGACTACTCGTGGTTATGACATGAGAGTCTGGCCAGCTAGATACCCTACCCTAGAACGAGCAGAGAAGGCCTATGGAGGCCGTCTAGCTCCCTCGCTGTATGAAACCCTTCAGAACAAGCTAGAGGCTGTCTATGGGCTTCCTACGGACTCTAAGCGGTTTGATGATGAAGACTTGTTAGAAAGAGAACTAAGTTATGGTAGGTCTGGTTTTGCTCTCCAGTTTATGCTGGATACTAGTCTGTCTGACGCTAATAAGTATCCGCTAAAGCTTGCAGACTTGATGATTATGTCCTGTGACAGAGACACAGCACCTGAGAAGGTGGTCTATGGGATTATGAAGCCCCTCCACGAGTTGCCTAACGTGGGTCTTAGTGGGGATAAGTTCTATGCCCCTGAGGAGACGCTGGGACGCTCTGAGTACACAGGCAGTATACTAGCCATTGACCCCTCTGGTAGAGGCTCTGACGAGACTGCATACGCCATTGTGAAGATGTTAAACGGTTTCCTCTACGTTGTGGATGCTGGTGGCATTGCTGGTGGGTATTCTCAGGAGACACTACAGACTCTTGCAGACCTTGCTAGGGTTCATAGGGTTAATATGGTACTGGTTGAGAGTAACTTTGGTGACGGTATGTTCACAGAGTTAATGAAGCCATACCTTGAGAAGACTTATCCTGTTACTATGGAAGAAGTACGACACAGCAAGCAGAAGGAACACAGGATTATAGACACCCTAGAGCCTGTCATGAACCAGCACAAGCTTGTTATAGACCCTAAGGTTATCCAGAAGGACTATGATAGTGTCCAGAGTATGCCTCCTGAGAAGGCTGTGAAGTATATGTTGACCTATCAGTTGACTAGGATTACTAAACAGCGTGGTGCTTTGGCTCACGATGATAGACTTGACGTACTAGCTATGGCTGTACAGTACTGGGTAGACCAGATGGCTGCTGATGCTGACAAGCAGATGGTTAGTAAGAGGAATGAACTACTAGAACAAGAGCTAGAAAAGTTTATGAATGGTGTAAATGTTGGATATAGACCACCAGAAGCAGAAGGATGGTTAAATCTCTAAGGTTACTCTATAGAAGAGACCCCCCTGTTACCTATATATAACCTGTTTTATCGGTCAGACTTAGGTTAACTTGGGGGTACTTCTGGTGCTTCTGCTGGTGGTGTTACTAAAGGCAAGGCTAAAATACTCAAAAAAAATCTGAGAGGGTATATAATATAATCAATACGCGCGTACCCCCACGCACACGCCTTCATTATGTTTCAC